CTTGGTCAAGAGTCCAGGGATCTATGATACTTATGACTGCACCAGTGAGAAGGCTGCTCACTATATTGAACTTAAGTGTAGGCAGACTCACTATCCAACTCTGCTTATTGAAGAGGTCAAGTACCGCAAGCTCATAACTCAAGCAGCAGAGCGAGATCTGATCCCGTACTACATCAACTCCACCCCACTTGGTATCTATTCTTTCGACCTTATGGATTTGCCAGAACCTAAATGGTATACACAAGTGATGCCAGTGACTACCGAGTTTGAGAATAAGAATAAAGTATACAAGTTAGTAGGTTACTTAGATATAGAAGAGGCAGTAAAGCTATGAGTGATAGTTACGTTTTTCTTTTAGGTTATATATTCGGTTCACTTCTAACTCTTGCAACTATGTGGCTATGGGATAGGTTGAACTAATGGGTTACGAGTTATTTCTTAAGATAGATGGCACGTTGCTTTGCACTAAGTGTGGTTCAACAATCACAGTTAAAACGGATGATGTCTTTGATTTTCATAAAGCTCACTGCGAGGAGTGGGTTAAACTGAGGGAGAACTTATGATCTATGCTTTCAAGTGTGATTGCGGTAGTACTAGAGAGATCGAGCAATCTATCCACGCTGAGATCATCAACCCTATCTGCACTGATTGCTATCAGTCTATGTCCCGTACTTGGTCATCACCCGCTATCACCTTTAAGGGTCCAGGGTTCTACAGTAACGGTGGATAAAGCACTAACCCCCACCGGAAAGAGGTTAACGGTGAGGGCTAGGTTGTGCTGGAAGGAAACAAGATTATTGTAGCATACTTACTCAGTACCATCCTCTTCGATCAGAGTGTCTGAGAGCGCTACACGGATCGCCTCTATAGCGATGACCAATGTATCGTATACCGTGAAGGATTTGTATTTCAGGGTTTCGACTTTTCTCTCTAAGGAGTTGAGCAATTCCGTAAGCTGTTGATCTTGGGTTGTCTGCAAGGTGGTCAAACCTGCTTTCACGGGTCCATAGGGTGATAAGGCACGCTGTTTGCTTGTGCGTATATCCGAGAGCGCGACTATATTGCTTAGCGATTCGCTTGTTTTCACGCTTCTCCTCCATTGTTGCCTTTGTTTGAACCGGAGCTGGCTTGGTTGCCTTCTCTTCCACCCGAAGGTGATGTATTGGTGTTAATATCCATAGGCTCACTAGTGCTACCGTCAATATCAAGCCATTTCTTACCCATCTGTTCATCTACAATTTTCTCCTGTTCAAGCAGTTCTTTGTATGTTTCAGGGTAAGCATTGGATAGGCGTGTCATAGCCCTCTCCCTTGCTCGCCTATAATTTCTATAGCCCACCGCGCTACGCTTAGCAGACTCTATTCTTCTAGCGATATCCGTCATTAAATTTATCCTCCATAACTATAAGTGCATAGCCTATCAGTAGGGCTATGATGATTCCGATAGCAAAGCTCATCCTTCTACTCCATACTGCATAGATTTACCCACAATATCGGTGATATCTATAGGTCTACCGATCATATAGGCATCCTCCTCATCGCTATCCCACGCAGATACCAGTATCCGCCCAGCCTTATTCCCTCTAAGGTACCAGTTGATGGCTTCACTTTGATTATTACCGCCCCACAAGGCTACACCCTGCGAATCGGTGACTTCATATAGGTTGATAAGATCATATTCTTTGGGGTGAAAGCTAGTCATTACTCTCCTCCCAACCCCAAGATACATCGTGGCCTTCTCTCTTATACGCATCTACTGTAGCCCCGATAGGGATAGATAGGGGTAGTGTTGCCAGCTTCTGCCCCGTTACCTTATTAAAGATAGCAAACCCCGTTACTTTACTCATAGCCCTCTTCTCTCTTCTAGGTAGTTGATAAGGTTGATCTCCTCTAGCGCCCGTATCATACGCTTAAGATTTTTAACGCCCTCTTCATTCTCTCCATTGGTTAGTTGCTCAATAGCTAGATCCTTGCATAGGTCTGCCTTAGCAATTAGATATTCTTTATTCATAGTTCTACCCCCTTAAACGCATCATATGCAGCGTCAGCGATTGACGCGCATCCCCTCGCATAACTTATCTGCCTCTCCTCATCCTCCGAGAATATCTCGACGGAATAAACGATAGGCTTATGCTCTTCAGTCTTATCTACATACTCAGTCACATAAACTACATACACGTTACTCATCATTGCCCCCACTCTTACCATTAACAATATTCATAATACTCATAGCGTGTATAAGTTGGTCAATAAGATTCTCTTCTGCCGGTTCATATTCTCCGTCGCCTAGGTATCCACTCGACCACTCATTAGTATCGTAGTTGAAGATAGTTCCCTCATCGAAGCGAGCCTCTTCAACGTCAGTATCCCATTGCCACTTACCCGTACCCTCATTAAAGCTCACTACGAAGTGATGCACTTTATTCATTACTCTCCCTCTCTTTCGTGTAGATATCCGCCCATAGTAGATATTAAATTAGTGTGAATAATTAAAGTACCGTGCATATCTTCCCGCACGCTAGCTCCCTGCATATTCTCTTCTACCCATACCTTTAGATCTTGCAAGGTATCTATCTCTTCTAATTGCATAGCTATATCCTCTCTCTATCTCACTACCTTAGTAAGATACTACCGCACTCTACCGTATAGGTAGAGCACGATAGTACGCCACTATCTCTAGTCTACGTAACGCATAGGCATAAGCAAGGCACGCCATATAATCGCGTCACCCGTAATTCTTACACGCATAGGCTTACCCGCGCCCGTAAAGTAAACCTTAATAGCTGCACCCTTACCCGCGATCTTAGCGTAATCGGCCATATAAGCGGGGTTAAAGGCTACGCTATCTATTGCGGTAGGCTCACCCTCACTCTTAGCTAATAGCTCTTCAGTAGGTGGATAGGTACCGCCTAATAGGGTAAAGGTAATCGCATCACCTAGTGAGCTTACGGTAATCGTGTCACCGATACGCGATAGCTGCACGCGGTTAGCCTTATGCGCCTTACATAGTGTAATTGTGCGCTTAATATCCTCTAAAGAGATAAGGCTAGGCTCTAGTCGCCCGTCTAAACTATGCAGACTACCCTCGATCAAGCGATATCTATCGGTAGCCTTAGCCTTAAATAGCCCGCCCTCGCTCTCAATATGTACCGCGTTAAGTGTAGGTAGGCTCTTATCCTTGCCCGCGTGCGTACTTACGCCCTCTAATAGCTGCAATAGGTTATCGCCCTCTAGCTCTACGTAATTTACGCCTACTTTATTCTCTTCCATAGTGCTCATATATTCTCTCTCTTTCGCATCCACTTAGGGCTATCTGCCCTCCCCCACTCTCTCCCCCTACCGTAGAGAGAGAGTGAGAGATAACCTATAGCCTTACCTTACTATACCGTATAGCTTAGCCTAGAATATCGGCGGGATCGCCGTCCCCGATATAGTCCACTAGCTCTTCGAAAGTCATATCGTATATGTCCGCGTGATCCATTACTCGCCCCCCTCTCCGCACTCGCATAAGTGACCGCAGCTATAGCATACGTACGCCCCCGTAAAGTGCGTGCGGTACCCGTATACTCTCTCCCGCTTATCGTCTAGGCGGTAATAGCGGTCATTATCGTCTAGCAATATCGCCCCGTCTAGCTGCCTATAATATCGTAAGCTCTTCACCCCGTTATTCACGCGGTCACCGCCACTCTATCGCCTTGCATTAAGGCGGTAAAGTGAGCAACGCCCGCCATATCGCCTACACTCGCGCATAGTTCGCCCGCGTGCCTAGCGCATAGATAGCGCGGGAGGATACGCCCCGACACGGTAACGCGTGCCATATTCTCGCAGCTATCGCAACGCTCTAGCATATAACCGCCCCCTCACTCTCACTCTTTAGACTATTAGCGCAAGGATAGCAATATGTCTCACTAGGTACGCCTAGGATAAAGGCATCCACCCCGCTATAGACTAGCTCTACACTTTCGCAGCTCTTACACTTTCGCATATTCTTCCCTCTCTCTATTCTGCCTAGTTGCAGACTACCGCGCACCCCGTAAAGGGTGCGAGATAGTACGCCACTACACTATAGCCCGCCGATACACTTAACCATAGAGCCTACACAATAGCCCTCGCCCGTATACCATAGGCGGGAAGAGATAAACCATAGGGCGAGAGCTATCCCCGCCCCGATAAGTAACGCCCGCACTATCCGCCCGCGTCTATTAAGTCTCATTACATCCACCGCTGCGCGATCTTATATCCTGCGCGATCCTGCCCGTGAAAGAGCACACTAGAGAGGGAATAGACTAGGTGGAAGCCCATATCCATCCCGCACCCGTTAACCTTTATCGTGTTAAACCCGTTTACATCGTGCAGCTTCTCGCCTAGTGCTAGAGCTGCATTGTAAGTTATATCGTAGATCTCTCCACCCTGCGCGATCTTTAGAGATATATGGCGAGTCATACCGCTAGAGCTGACGCGCCTTAGAATTGTGTACACGGTGACACGCTCTTCACCGTTAAAATACTCTTTCACTAGCTCTTCACGCTGCAGCTCTTGATCGGTGATACCGCGTAGCTGCGCCTTAATACTAGGGATCTCTTTCGTAGTCATATTCTAAGCCTTTCGGTAGTTTATAGATAGCTCTTCTATCTATATGTCACACTATACCGTATAGAGTAGAGAGTGCAATAGCTGCGACACGGTGACGCGGTCATACTTTCGGGGTGACTAGTCACCTATAACACTAGACACTTAGGCGGTCATATGTCTAAGGTGTTAGGCAATAGCTGCGCGGTGATCGCTGCCCGATAGTGGCAAGGGTTAGAGCTGCACGGGTGAGAGCTGCACGGGTGCAAGGGTTAGCGGGTGCAAGGGTGGGCAGATAGTGGGCAGATAGTAAGGGCTCGCCCCGCCGATAGTAGAGTCAACGCCCCCACTTTCCCCCATATCTCCCCGCTATCATCCCCGCGCAGGGCAGGGCAGGGGTAGGGGGGTCACCGCGCAGGGAAAGACGGCACCCCCCGTTGCTGATTTTTTATGCGCATACATCTATAATCCCCAGAAAGAAATATTTGCTAAAGTGAAAGGCCGAAAGTAGCCTCTGAACAGGACTTTTACCGTAAGTGACTAACGTCACATTATTAAAACGGGAAATGGTCTAAATTTCCTGCCTTATATACAGTAGGGGAGCAAAGCGGGGAAGACCTTTGCGACCCGTTCGGTTGCCTCTTGCGAGGCCCCTAGGCCGAGTACTGACTTACCCCTCAGTTCGCTGTGGCTCCCTCGGGCGCTAAGCCCGACAGCTAGCGGCGCTTTTTAATCGGGTGAGGTCTATCTAATACTAGATCCGATAAATTACTCAACCCGATAATAAAATCACTTCCGGCCGATGAATGTAAAATTCATCTGGTAGGCAAACCCTTGCCATCCCAGCCGGTCCTAGGAGTCAAATGGCTGATAACTCAGCAGACATCGCCAAGAGAGTTATCCTTGGCGCTGTGGCAGAAGGTATGACCGTTGAGGCAGCAACTGCCTCGGCTGGCAAGTCCATTAAGACTTATGAATATTACCGTCGCACAGATAAAGTTTTTGCAGATAAGGTGGATCGTACCCGCCTAGGTCTTAAGGATAAGCAGTTCGCCTCTGGCGATGTTCACGACCTGACCTTTGCAGAGTTCCGGCAACGTTTCCTGCATAGCCGTACCTTCCCCCACCAGCAGAACATTGTGGATGTAATCGAAGGTAGAGAGCCAGGGTGGTTACACCCCTCTATGAAGTTTGAACCAGGACTTGCCTCTAACCGCGTTCTAATAAATATCCCGCCCAACCACGCCAAGTCCATCACAATCACTGTGGACTACGTGACCTGGCAGGTCTGTAGGAATCCTAACTTTAGAGTACTGATAGTATCCCAAACGCAGCAATTAGCTGCTGACTTTCTCTACGCCATCAAGCAACGTCTGACGCATCCAATGTATCAAGATCTACAGACTGCGTATGCTGCTGGCGTAGGGTTTAACTCTAAGTCTGCCTCGTGGCAGGCAACCCGTGTCACCTTCGGTGATGAACTTCGTGAGTCATCTGAAAAGGATCCGAACATCGAGGCCGTTGGTATCGGTGGTCAGATCTACGGTAAGCGTGCAGATATGATTATCGTAGACGACGCTGTGACTCTAAAGAACGCCAATGAGTTTGAAAAACAGATCCGCTGGTTGACCCAGGATGTGCGATCCCGTTTGAACCCTACGGGTAAACTTATTATTATCGGAACTCGTGTGGCATCTGTGGATCTATACCGTGAGCTACGCTCAGAGGACCGCTACCCTGGTGGCCAAGTTCCTTGGAAGTATCTAGCGATGCCGGCCCTGCTTGAAGCAGATGAAGACCCCGACAAGTGGGTTACGCTATGGCCAGCATCCGATGCTCCATTTGATGGACAGTTAGAATCTGATAAGAACGATGAGGGTCTCTACCCTCGCTGGTCTGGTCGCAACCTTTACAATGAGCGTCAGGCTATGGACGCGAGTACGTGGGCGCTGGTATATCAGCAACAGGACGTTTCCGAAAACGCTGCCTTTGATCCGGTATGTGTTAAAGGATCTATTGACGGTATGCGTAAGGCAGGCAACTTAGTTGCAGGTCACCCAGGCCATCCTAGAGACTTAAACGGCTTTACTTATATTTGCGGTCTTGATCCCGCGATGATTGGCGATACTGCAGCTATCTGCTACGCCATTGACCGATCAACGAGCAAGAGGTACATAGTAGATGCTATTAAAATTAGCCGCCCGTCTCCAGCCGATATCCGTAATCTTATTTTTGATTGGACAGCGCTCTACTCTCCCTCAGAGTGGATCATCGAAAAGAACGCCTTCCAATCCTTCTTAACACAAGATGAAGGTATCCGTATGCACTTGGCTTCTCGCGGAGTCCAGTTCAAGGAACACCACACTGGTTCTAACAAGTGGGATGCCGGTTTTGGTGTAGCTTCTATGTCTACCCTCTTTGGTACCAAGCAGTTTGATGGCAAACACCATCGAGATAACTTAATACATCTGCCAAGCGATCAGACCGAGAACATCAAGGCTTTGATCGAGCAGTTAATTACCTGGACTCCAACGACTAAGGGTAAGACCGATATGGTAATGGCTCTCTGGTTCTGTGAGATCCGAGCACGTGAGATGCTTAACTACGGAAAGTATGCCACCCACCATATGAAGAATCCATTCCTATCTCGCCAAGAGCTAGGCAAGCGAACAGTCATCAACTTAGACGAAGCGTTCGCAGAGCAAAATAAAATGAGAGTAATCTAAGGAGATAGAAATGAAGAAGGAATCAAAGCCAAAGATCAAGATTACTGGAAAAGCCAGCGCAAGCGGTGGTGGAAAGAATACACCAACACTTAAGTTGAATCAGTATGGCCAGCCAGTAAAGTCTAAGTCATCAGCAAAGAAGAGTTCACCATCACTAGCCTCTCAAGCCGGCAAGGTTGCAGGTAAGGTCGCAGGCAAGGTTGCAGGAGCAGCAAAGTCAAAAGTTAATGCAGACATTAAGGTTGCTAAGAAAGTTGCTGGAGTTGCTGGAAAAGTTGCAGGTAAAGCAGCAGGGATGGCTAAGTCAAAGGTTAAGGCAGATATTAAAGCCGCTAAGACAGTTGCTAGTTTTGTTGCAAAGCAAGCAATGCCTCCATCTAATAATCCAATTCTAAAGGGTGCTAAAGCTGTTGGCAAGGCTATTGCTAACGATCCATTTAAGAATCTTACTAATCCTAAAAAAGCCAAGAAGAAGTAATTTTACCAACCAAGGAGAACAGAAATGGCACCAAAAAAATTAAGCAAGCCAAAGGGAGCCTTCCCTAAAGTTGGCGGTGTTGGTGGATACAAGTTTAGTGGCAAAACAAACGCTGACAAGTTTGAAAACTTTTTTGTAAGCACTGACGAAACAACAGAGACACGTAAGGATAGGTTTGAAAATCCTTCTCGTCTTTATGCAGCAGCTCGTAAACTAGGCATTCCTCAAAAGTCTATCAAAAAGCAAGTTGATGAAATGGCAAAGTACCAAGCAAAGTATGGTGCTGGCGTCGAAAAGAAAACCTCCAAGATGGATATGGAAGATATGATGCGACGCTCTCGCGCTAACACAGCCGCTAAGAAAAAGGCTGTTGTTAAGAAGGCATCACCTGTTAAGTCAGCAAAAGCATCATCTGCCAAGCCTGCAAAGCGTATGCTTGCAAAGGGTGGACCTATTAAGCCAGCCTTAAAAGCAGCACAAACTAAGGCTACAAAGAAGAAGTAATTAGTTTCCCCGTTATTAGGAGTTCCATTGTTATCAGTCAAAGAAGTTGACGCGAAGTTATCGCGCCTACGCACGCGTTCAGCAGCGCGTGACCAGCGTATGCGTGATGTGCTTTCGGTACGTCAAGGAGATATCTCCAAGGTATTTCCTTCGATGTTTTCAGAGGATTACCCAAAACCTCTAGTTGCCAACTTCATTGACGTAGCAGCACGTGACTTAGCAGAAGCAATGGCACCACTACCATCCTTTAACTGTTCAGCAACCAATATGGTTTCAGATACAGCACGTAAGATGGCAGATACTCGTACGCGTATTGCTAACTTCTATGTCTCAAACTCTGATCTACAACTCCAGATGTATACAGCAGCCGATTGGTATAACACCTATGGTATGTCTGTTGGTATGGTTGAAATGGACTACGATGATAATAATCCTCGTATCCGTATGCTTAACCCATTTGGTGTTTATCCAGAGCTAGATCGTTACGGAAGAACTCTATCTGTTACTCAAGTTATTATTACAGATGCTGAATCACTTGCATCACAGTACCCAGAGTTCTATGAGCAGATCCTAGGTCGTAACCAGTATCAGTTATCTTCTCCTTATGTATCTATGGTTCGCTACCACGACAAAGATCAAGATTTGCTATACCTTCCTGAGCGTAAGAACCTAGTTCTATCATCAACACCAAACATTCTTGGTAAGTGTATGGCACGTACCGTTATGCGTTCATCTCTTGATGGAGAAGCACGCGGTCAGTTTGATGACGTACTCTCCGTCCAACTGGCTCGTGCTCGCTTTGCTATCTTGCAAATCCAAGCTGCTGAAAAGTCTATCCAAGCACCTATTGCTATCCCACAGGATGTGCAGGAATTGGCACTTGGGCCAGATGCAATTATGCGTTCTGCTAATCCACAAGGCATCCGTCGTGTACCACTAGAACTACCACCTGGAGTCTTTACAGAATCCGGTGTATTAGAGCGTGAACTACGTCTTGGTGCTCGTTACCCAGAGTCTCGTTCAGGTGAAATGAGCGCTTCTGTTATTACAGGTCGTGGAGTTCAGGCTCTACAGGCTGGATTTGATACACAAATCAAGGCAGCACAGGCACAGTTTGCTCGACTATTTACAGAACTTGTATCTCTTTGCTTTGAAGCAGATGAGAAAGTATTCGGCGGTATTCCTAAGACTATCAAGGGAAGCGACGACGGAACACCTTATGTACTCAAGTACATACCATCACGTGATGTTAAAGGTGAATATGGCGTAGATGTCCGTTACGGAATTATGTCTGGTATGGACCCTAACCGCGCCATCATTGCTTTACTACAGATGCGTTCAGATAAGCTCGTGTCACGCGACTATGTACGTCGTGAGATCCCAATGGATCTTAATGTTACACAGGAGGAACAACGTGTTGACATTGAAGAAATGCGTGACTCTTTGCGCGTTGCTGTTGCTCAGTATGCACAGGCAATACCATCTCTCGCGGCGCAAGGCCAAGACCCTTCAGAGATTATCAGCCGTATCGCTGCTGTTATCCAAGGTCGCCAAAAGGGACAAGCCCTAGAAAATATTATCGAAAAGGCATTTATGCCAGAAGAAAAACCAGCACCAACCCCAGAGATGCCACCTATGGCACCAGGTATGGAGCAACAGATTCCAGCAGCAGGTGCGGCCCCCGCCCCTGCCTCGCAGCAACCTCCACAAACACAAGCTGGTTCGGCCCCTGCTGCTGGTCAACGTCCCGATATAGCACAACTACTAGCCGGCATCACCGGCGCAGCATAAGCAAAGGAGGTGGAAATATGAATAAAGGATCACGCGCAGCCGCACCAATGGCAAAGCCAAAGGAAGGCAAGAAGGATCACTCCAAGCCAGCCGGCGGTAAGGTAATGGCATCAATGATGCCAGCAGGTCGCCCAGGCAAGAAAGTAAAAAAAGGTTAATTATTTTAACGGAAGGTGTATAGGACGATGAACAATAATAGAATACGTCGTCCTATACGCTCTTCTGATTTTGTAGTAATACTTACAGAGACTATGTACAATTTATCGCAAGTTGCAACAGGATTCTTTGAATCACTGTATGAATTAAGCATTTACCAT